ACTGTGACGGTGGCTGTACCGGAATATGACACGCGTCCTGAGGCGGTGTAATTGCCGTTTGGGACATAGCCTATCTCATTCCCTCCATACACACTCTGAAAAGGAGTGGTGCAGGTGTAACTGGCAGAGCCATACGTAGTAAAGCCTGGAGCACAGCTGGTTGACGTAGAAGCGCCAGCCGCAAGCTGATATGAATTTGAATTGTTTGATGGCGCAGTCATTGACCATGTGATGATGTACTTCCCTGCCTTCCTCAGCAGGAGTGAGTTACCACTCAAATCGATCACAGGCCCAATGGCCTGAGTGTCTCCACCATAAATAAGTATGCTCCCAAGCGTAGGGTTGATTGGAACAATCTCCCCTGCAGCTGGGTTGTACGAATTTCCGGTCCAATAAAAATTCAATGGCCTCGAGGTGGTGCCAACCCCTAGGACGCCTGTGGGTTGGCTAATGACTGTGTTGGCAGGGACCAACGTCGTGGTCTCTCCTCCGGCAATCGGCTTACAAAGCTCAATATCATAAGACACCCAAAACTCCCCCATGACTGAGCCAAGGGCTCCAGGCAGGCCGGACGTCGCAAACTGCACCGTCCCGAAGTCATAGAACCTACGATCGTCGGTCTCTGAAGTGTCATAAGAACTGTCACGGATATACAGCATGTCTAAAGTGCTGTACTTGGGATCACACTCAATCGCATGAATCAAACTCTCCGAAGGCTTGCATGACACCGCAAACTCAGAGTTCTCCAGCTCGATTTTGTTGGCGTACACTCGTTCGATGGCGTCATAATTCGTTGCCATCATGACGGTGCCCAGCGGACCATTTGCCGCATAATCACTCGTCATTGTTTTGAATGCAAACACCATCCCGTGAAGTTTATACTGGGAATACTGCTTGGCCATGCGAGACAGCCAAGGGAACATAACTGAGTTTCCTGGATTGATCTTCTGTGCGTACAACATGTTAAACGCCGCGCCATTCGCAGGCACGGCAATGTCTTGTATGAACTCACGATGCACCACACGGACACTGTGCTCATTCTTTACAAACTGAGGCACCATGTCAACCGACGCTGACACCTTCGTCAAAGAGTTCTTTTTAACAGTGTAATTGCCGTAGCCTGATATGGCAGAAAGACCGGCACCAAGCCCCCTACCAGCTAGCGCACCTAATGTCCCGAACCTAGCCCCCATTTGCTCTCCTTTGTTGGCAAATGACCCTTTAGGGTATGAACTCAGCTTGGAGTCAAGCTTCTGCATCATGGAGCGGATGGAACCTATAGACTCTCCACCTTGGGGTGGGGCGGATTGGGAACGCCCCTTCTTCTTTGAAATTCCTCGCGTAACGCTTTTCTTTTTTGAAATCGGTTTCTTCATTTTCATTGGCATCTTGGAT